CCTGTTGGGCACTCCTAACTTGAAAGGGGTGGATTCTCTTGGTAGGGCGTACGGGGGTAGCAATAAATTCGGTACTGGTAGAGAGATGAAGGCTCTCAGTAACTACATTAAGTTGACTCAACAGATGTACAAACTAGACCCTGCTGGTGTGGACCTCGTGGAAAGGCATGATAATAGGACGATAGCGGCCCAAGAGAAACTCGATGAACTGCCTGAAGACGCTCCGGCTGAGCAGAAGGAGCATCTAGAGCAGCAATTGGAGCAGGCCAAGGAAGCGTGGACAGCGAAGAGGGCGGCTAGGGAGAAGTACCTCGAAGATGCTCAAAAGAGCCTCAATACAATTTGTAGTCAGTTAGGCCCTGCCTTTGACCCTGAGGTCATGCTCGGATTGCTGGCTAAGTACTATGCTAGGCATGTGGAGACTGATGATTATGCTCAAGCGGCCATGCACGGGCAGGAATACTTCGATGCGGATGAATGGGAGAGGCACCTTAAGTCTCTGCAGGAAGTGAAGCAGATGCAACAAAGGATGGGATTCCACGACCATGCAGAGAGTACTCAGGGGCAAATCGATGAGCACATGGAGACCAAGTACAAAATGGGTAGTAAGGAGTTTCAGAAGGCCAAGATGCAGAAAAGCATACTTTTTAGGAAGATGCAAGCCATTTTCTCTGATTTGCATCGGGAGGTAATCAACCCGGTAATCACTTGGAACCAATCTAACAAAAGCGAGAGATTGCTGAGCAGGGCTCACGATATCATCGAGTTTGGCAATCTCCCTAACATGTGGTCTAGTGATTTGGATGAAATCTACGGTGTTCGCAATTCGGATTCGGGTGATACTACACGAAGCAGAATGTATGATTCTTACAACGCCGAACTGTTCAACCCCCAGCACTACGCATCCATGTTAGGTCCTGTAGATGAGCAGGGCAGTGAATTACCGTCAGGGCCCTTGTCTCTCCCAAGCCTAATCAGAGAGATGGAGAGTGGCGAGCCGGGCCCTTTCAGGGCTTTGATAGAGAAAAATCCATCAATGGAGCAGTGCCATGCCACATGGAACCTCATGAAGGCCATCGACGACAAGGATGCCAAGGCAATCCAACGCTGGATTGAGCACATGCAAGACCCGAAGACCCTCGATACTATACTCGCGAGTTCTAAGTTGTATCAGGACACACTCACTGGGATGAATAACGGTTTGATGTGCCCTGAATGCGAGTGTGGGAACCATGAGCCCTTCCTGCAGGATATGGCGTCCCCCTTCCAACCCCGTTTCCATAACCCAATGAGTGACCAACAAGCCTCTGAACTCGCTGGTGCCCCGTACACTCAGAGCGAAGGTGCAAGGAAAGTCATGCTAGGTATCCTCCAAGAGCAGCAAGATGACAGGGAGAATCGGCGCACATTGGATAAATTGGAGAAGAAAGCCAATGAAGCAGAGAAAGCAGGTGATAGGGAGCAGGCGCTGGAGTACTATGCACAGTTCGCCCGATTGAAGGAGCAGATGATGGCTAGGGTGAGAGCAGAAGATGAAATTGAGTTCCACAATAGGGCTCCAGCGAACCCACAGGTGGTCGATGGGGTGACTATCGACTTCAGACGCCCACCTTCCTTCAAGTTCAGCCAAGGGGTTGAGATGAGAGAGGAGGCTCTAGCGGCAGAGGGGAAGCAATATCTCGAGGGTACAGACCGGAAGATACTCAAAGGGAAGCATAACACTCTCAGTAGAAGCATACTTCGCAACGCTGCTGGGCTGGAGAGGGATATCAATGACATGTTCATGCGAGTCCCCGGTGACATAGACCCTACACTTGAGGACAGCACTACTACAACCCCTGCAGTGGAGTCGCAGGCGAGGATTGGCCAACAGGTTGCCAGCATATCTCAACCGGCGGCTGAGGTACCTATCGACCCTAACCCTAAGCAGCGAGTCTTGGGTGAAGATGCAGCCACAGCCGCGAAACTCATAGATGACGCTCACATGCATCTGGGGAAGAGAGTCCATGATTCGACAGACTACACTAAACGAGCCGCTGAACTACAGGCCACTTGGGAGTACATCCGCTCACACATGGACGCTGTGAGGGAATTGAGAAGCGGTCACGAGGGTGCTACAGAGCCAGAGGACATGCTCGAGTGGGACCCTAGGATTAAGCAATGGATGTTTGACAAGCAGTCAGGTGAGATAGAGCACTATGACGTATTCGCTCGTTTGAAGGCACTCGAGGAAGCAGACACTGACAATGCGAAACTCACTGCATTAGCCAAGAGCGTCGGCATGAAGACAGGGGAACTCAAGGAGGGCATGAAAGAGCCTTTGCAGTGGCATCGCATCATGGCTCATCTCATTGATGATATCAGCATTAACACCGCACGGCCACCCATGGCCACTGAAGAGAATCTGCAACAACTAGGCAGGGACGAGGACATGCCATTAGGTGATTTCTCTGGTAGGGTGGAATCTAAGGACCAACTCGACGCGGGTATGCCAACACCGAAGGGGGAGCGCTATTGGTCCGGTGATGAATTCGCTCCTCCTCTTCTCAAATACGTCTACGCCAAGAACGAACAGGGGCGGAGCAAGGCTTTGGTCGAGAAAGTGAGGATTAAGGTGAAGGGGAAGATGAAGGAAGTCACTAGGCCAGTCACAGCCCCGTGGTCGTGGCAAGGTGGTGCTCTAGCAGGGGAGAAGAGGCAATGGACTGACAGACCCCCAGAAGACAGAGTCTCTACAAGATGGCCGGGACTGGCTAGCGCTCGAGTCATAGACCCCGCGACGGGAGGTAGGTTGTTACTGACTAATATGATGGTCCAGAGGTACCAGATGCGTTTTCTCAGACAAGGACCTAAGCATGTGAAAGCCGGTGGGGACGAGAAGGAATTCAGCCCTGCTGTATTACACCCCCCTCACGTGAGAGAAGACCGTGAGACACTAGGGTATAACCAACTAATAGAGGAAGCCATTGAGGCTAACGTCAAAATGCATGCGGATACCCTCATAAGAAGGACCCATAATGCGTATGGGCAGCCTGCATCGAACCAAGCGGGTTTCATACAACCCTACGAGGTATCCCCGCTCATGATGATAGTGCTCCAATATGGATTTCCCCAGCACATGAGGTCAGATGTCGACGGCAAGACTTTCCATGGTGCTGGAGGCTGGCCTCTCACTGAGGAAGGTGAGACTGATTACACGAAAAGAGATGCGATGCTGCAACTCTTCGACCATGCCATGAGAGGTGGTGACATACTCCCGTATTATCAGAATCACGAAGGTGAGCCGTTGCAACCTATGTCAGAGATGATGAAACTGCAGGACGGCGGTAATAACCCTATAATCGTCCCGTTGATAATAGACGCTGTCATCAATCATTGCCATCAACCTGACAATTGGTTATCCATGTTCCATCCCCATGGCGAATCAGAGGAGCCTAGAGGGGAAGATTCGGAATGGAGGGCTGGTAACATAGATATTGCCAAACAGTATGACCAATTGAAGTACGACGTACTAGATGCTGTTCTCAACCCTAAGGCTTGGTTGAGGAAAGTACAGGCTCAACTGGGAATTAGCATCGGTGAAGACATCGCAGGTGAAGATGGTGAGATTACACCCGGTCATATCACCATCAAGCGCAAACCACAGACATTCAATAATCCGACAGGGGGGTTCGAGAGATGCAGGCATTGCTTCAAGGACGGCCATGTCAATTTCGACACTTTGGTGACTAGAGGCATAGCATCAGGCTGGATTGACCCATTGTCGAGCAGGAAGGAGCAGAAAGAGGGGGTTGCAGCCATGCTAGAGTCCGGTGATGCCTCTTTCTGGGGCGATGCAGATACATGGCAGGAGCAGCACAAGGCTGAATCGCCGCACTTAGGGCGCCCAGTAGATAACGTAGACATTACTGGGCTTAGGTTCACTTGCCCTGATTGTGATGGTCTAGGCATATGCGGGGGCCATCACCCGGAGCGCGGTAGCGAAACACTACCTGACAATCTGGCTCACGAGTACAGTAGCATGATGGACAAAGTGAATGGTTACAGGGATGCCGCTGCAGCAGCATCGGCGGTACCTATCTCTCCCGGCCCTGCGTTCATACTAGGTGAGAGTCTCGCTGAGTATTTCAATAGAAACCCAGAGATTGACCCGAGGTTGACTGACGACTCAGGTACTAAGTACAACATGGCTTCACTGTTCAAATCACTAGGTCATGACCAAACCGAGGGTTCCTTCTATGGCCTCAATGAGATGAGTATCAAGGAGGCGGTGGATGCTGCAGTGGCAGCCCACGCTTTCACCAAGGGCAACGAAATTAAATCTAGTGATTTCAAGGAGGAGAGTGAGAGGATAGGTAGCAGGTATCGCCCTCCAGAACCCGAGAGTGAGGAATCTGAAGAAATAGCACAATTACGTGATGCAATACGGAGAGCAGAGGCGGCTGTGCATAACTACCGAGAGCGAGATGCTACTCACAGTGAACACACTTACGTCAACAAGAGAGGTGTCACCAAGACTAAGAAAGCAGGTGTGCCACCTGTCTGGTCCGACCAGCACCAGAGAGACTCAGATACCCCTCAACGTGAAATCGCCCCATTGACTGACGCGGAACAGCGTGCTTTTCGTGCATTGCGTATGACACTCAATAGAATGTACGACCGTCTGAGATTCCTGAATGCAGGTGTCATATCAGTCGATGCTGCATCCAGAGCAGAGGAACTCCACCAAGAACGCATGAAAGCGTATGAAAAGCAAGAATTACCAGAACCTCAGGAAGGCAGGGGTAAATATAGTCGCTACACAGCAGGTTCCAACCCTAAATTGAACAGCACCTATCATGGGATGGATGACAAAGGCCGTTCATATCGATGGGCAGTGGATAAGAATAGGACCTTCGGGACACCTAGCCAATGGGGCTTGATTGGGAGGGGGCCTCACATGTTACAATACGACAAGGGGACTCAGGAGTTCATAGCCCATCTGAAGAGGATGGATGAGGTCAAATCCCGGATGTGGGATGAGGATTTATCCGAGCAGGAACGGGCGTCACTCGAGAAGCGTCACACTGAAATGCTGGCAGAGCAAGACGAGAAATACAAGAAAGCCCCCTTCAATATCGATTTCGAGGCTCATTTCAATAGCGCTGAGGAGTACATGAGAGTTATGCGAAGTAGTCCTCAGGGTAGTGATGAGTACAATATGGCTGCGTTTAACCTTAGCATGATGCCACCATTATCTAGGATTATGGTCTCAGCACCAGATACGAGGAAAGGCAAAGAGGGGAAGTTCAGGGAGCAGTATTTGATATTTCCCAGATTGGATGGGGCCACTCCAGCAGAGGTACTAGGTGCGGATTACATGAAGCATCACTTAGGTGAAGACTACCAGATGGTGGACTGGACCGAGATACTCAGAGAGATGAGAGGTCAATTGAACTTGCATCAGAGACTCAGTGACATGACACAACCCGTACTTGATGTCGCTCAACAGTCTGGGAAGTCCTTAGATGAATTACACGGGATGAGTAGTCAGGAATTCAATGAGTTAATCGATAAACTGCAAGTCAAGGACCGCCATGGTGCCCCTGTGCTAGGAGTAGTCGATTCAGGAGGACCTTCTTTAATGTCACATTTGCACATAACATGCCCCAATGCAGAGTTCCGAGGAGCGTTACAAGCACTGCTGTCCAAAGCGGAGGCAGATACTACTTCTGATGAGGAGCGAGAGAAGGCTATGGAGGAGATAGAGAAAATGAAACAGGCCTATGCGGAAGGGGGAGAGATGGAGTCACATATCGGTCTATCGTACCACCCCATGCTTGGATTGAGTGATAACAAGATAGACAACATCCTCAAGGTTAGCGGTCATCAATTCACAGACCGTGATGGTGAGGGCATGCAAGGCCATCATATCTCCCTCGCCCCAACAACGACTGCTAGCGTCTTGACTGATATGTTCCATATCAAAGCCACTCCTGTGGATATCAATGAGATATCCAACCTTGTCAAGGACTTCACACCTCATCAATTCGCCATATCATTAGCGTCTGCTGTGCTACATGGTGAAAGTGCGGTACTTCCCGGGTATGGTAATGAGGGCGGGGATTGGCAGCACCTCCGATATGAACCGAGTGGAGAGGCTGGGGGTACTTTGGCTGCAATGCAGAAGAGTACCAAAGTCCATTTCGGGAAAGCCCTGAGAGAGATGATAAAATGGAGCCCTAATACTCTACTATCCATGTTGAGGCATGGTAACCTGACTCACCTCGGTGGAGAGGACGCTTGGCCGGTTAGGACTCAGATTGAGAAACTCATTGCGATGAACCACCCCGGTCTTGATTTAGGTGGTGACAGGACGGACAGGAACAAATGGCAGGAAGCAATCCCATTAGCGAATCAGCAGCAAGTAGCAGCCGCAGTTCGTAGTCAAGGAGAGAGTGCAATATTATTGAATGAGGCGCAAGAGAATCTGAATGCGACGAGAGAGGCACTTGAGGCACAGCGGGCTAAAGCGCAGGAAATGCTGTCATCTGATGTCCCACAAGACCGGATAGAAGCGCAGCACTACTTGATTCAGGGTTTGGCGCAGAGTGAGAAGGACCAGATGGGCTGGGTCGATGAACTGAGAGGTAAGAGGAAACAGCAACTCAGGTCCACAGGGGATGATGAACTAGCATTCGAGTGGGGTGCTAGCACTAATTTCGGGTGGGAGGAGACACCATCCGGTGATTGGGAAACTACGCTACGTTTCGTGGAGGGTGGTTTCCAAGACGAGGACCGTGAATTCGCAGAACTCGAAGAACTAGAAGAGCCTACGGGGATGGTCCCCCGATTCATGCAAGAGACTTATGAAGACGCTGGTGGGAATACCCGCACCCGCTTGGTGCCGAATAAGAACTTCGACGCAGAGCAAGAGAAACTCTCCAATGCCATAGAAAGTGCTAGCCTGCCATACCAAGGGCAGAAGGCAGGAGGTTTTCTCACACCATCCCAATTCCCATTCTCGCCACAGGAAATGGCGAACTCAGCGAAAGGGGCAGGGACTGATACAATCAACCCCACTACCACTTTCCGCATGCCCCCCTCAGCCAGCAGTCTCCCCATGGCACCCAGCCGTGTCTCTCTAGGCGGTAGGATAATACCGCAGGAAGAGTGGTTAGACCCCGCTCACAATGTCCCGACGAACCCCCCTCTCCCCACTGTCGGCTCTATCGTCGATGGGAAGGAATACACCGAACAGGACAGAGTGAAGGATTTGAGAGCGGCTATCGATAGGGGGCGTGGTGTCAGAAGGGATAATGAAGGGAAACTGGAGGACGGTTCACCAGTACCTCTGAAATTCGCCACGGATGGCCCAGAAGTGCGAGCGGCACCTCATCAGTTATTCGGGCCCGGGCCGAAGGGGACCTACACAGGACCAGAAGCAGGTGGTACAGGGTACTGGCATGTCGATGCGATAAACGCAAGGAATTATCGCGAATTTCAGGCCTCTTCCCCAGAGGATGACACAATAGAGACTAGTTTCAAGACTGGTGACCCTCTTAGAGATGCCATGGCAATTCTCAAGATTCTTTCATGATTCTATTCTGATAATGCCCTCTTTTATTATCAAAGAAAAAGGTAAGAAAATCAATAACTCGGTCAGTCTTCCAACAGGAGGGTATATGTGCTACATCTTGGTCCGACATCCTAAGGAGAGCAATGAGTATGCAACCCCTACCCCCATTACAGCCAAGTGAGTCTAGCGCCGACGAGATACGGGTCCTAGGTCTGATAACCTTCGTATCTATCTTAGTAGGAGCCGCCATAGCAGTGTTCGATGCTGACCTATGGTTGAAGATGGAGGGTGACGTCAGAACCAATGCGGCAACCTATGCCATGGGAGCCTTCACCTTGCAAGGCATGACGTTCGTGCTCTACAAACTCCTCATGCAGGAGAATCTAGACCATCGTGCGACATTCGCTAGGATGGACAGAGACAGGTCTCGTAAGATGCAAGGCATGCAGCAAGCCATGGCTAACAAGCAGATGGAAATGGAGATGAGGATGCAGGAGGCTCAATTCATGAGGCAACTGAACATGATGGAGCATCAGAATGAGATGGAAATGCATGGTATGAATTCCGGTCTACCGCAGCACTCTGCTGAGGAGAAGGGTGGTATTGACCTCGGTGGGAGCAAGGCGGTAAGCAAGAGTCAGAGTAATAAGCATGGGTCTCGTGACAAGTCTGGTAAGTTCTCCAAGAAGGGTTAGCGATGGGCTGGTTATTTCATACACCGAGTGATGATGCCACAGAAGCGACCTTGCAGGCTCTGCACTGGCAGAACACCTTGGATAACTACTACGAGAGGGGCTGGGGCTGGCTCAGAACCCTGTTCTTCACCACCGTTGCAGTCTTCGCTACGTCCTATTACGAGAAGGTCGTGGACGCCAGTGTCTGGGACTCCACTATTGAGTGGTTTATTCAATATGCCCAAGACAAGGTGAATGGATGGACGTGATTCAGTGAATGGTAGGAGTCGGCGGTTCAATCTTAATGGGGGCAGTGGTCTACGGGAAGGAACTCTACAACTTCCTAAAGCCTCGAAGGATAGGAGTGTACGGCCCATCCATGGTCGGGAAGACCACTTTGGACAGATACATGACTACTCCGGGGGAGATGGAAGACGTGGAAGAGAGGACGACTCATACTTCACGCCTAGTCGGAGGGGGACACGTGCTCCCCAAGGCTACGAGGAAAAGGGTGAGATGGCATGGAGAGAAAAGAGTCATCCACTCCGCAGACCTTGGAGGACAGCAGAGATTCTGGAACCTATGGGTGGACGACATGGTAGAAAGGCAAGTGGAGGTAGTGGTCTTCCTGATAGACGACAGGGGGAAGAACGGTACCAATGGCGACATCATCGACGCAGTAGGGGGTCTGGACTACCTCGTAGACTCATTAATCGAGAGGAACTGGAGGTATCGCAGCCTCAAGACTTGGTGGAAGGGGCGCAAATACACCCCGAAGCAGATTTGGGTCATCGCCAACAAGGCCGACAAGTGGTGGGACAAGGACGCGAACATCCTGTGGCAAGCCAAAAGACTCAGAGAGCACAATATATTCGACCCTTACAGGGAATCCATGGTGAAACTCCAAAAGGCAGGCATCCCCTGCAGAGTCAATATGATGGCGACCAAGATAGGGTGGAACGTCGAGCAGAGCCTCCTAGAGATGCTCAGTTGGTGAAATAATGGTAATGGATACGATGAACCCCTTTAGTCAGACCCCCGGACAGCCCTTGGCGACTCAGACAAGCCAAGAAATGCGGCACCTAGCAGCGAACTCACAGGTGCCTCTGGCTCAGTTGCAACAGATAGCGCAAGCACAGACGATGATGCAGGATGCTGCTATACAGAGACACATCGAGATACCCAAGGTCAATTTCTACCCTTCAAACCACGCTAACCCGAAGAAGGCGAGGAGGACTGATATCCGGCAAGCATACAAGTTACTCGCCCCTACTAAGAGGAGCGTCTTCTCACCTAGGAGGTATTGGTTCGGGGGCAAGTATGCCTTCGTGGGGGATGCTACACGATGCTGTGTCGATGGTTGTGATATCGATGAACTGCTCCGCGCAGCAGGTAACGTCTACGAGATGATAAAGGACGAGGACACTGGCGAGTCCTTGTATGACGTGTACTTCAAAGACCCAGTCACTGGTGCCCCTCAAGCCTTCCAAGCACGAGAGAAGGTAACAGGTGGGAGGTTGCTTCGAGCCACTTACTGCCCTGAGCATCTCCACCTCTATCACCTCCTCACCAAGTGGGAGAGGGCCGAGCAGGAAGAGGAGAGTGGGAGCACTAGCAGTCTCAAGACAAAACTGAACAAAGGGGTGTCGATGGTGACAGTCCCAGTCACGGGCTTCGCCATGAAGGATAACACCCCTCCTCAATTAGCCCCTTACGAGCCCTTCTTCAACATGCTGAAGCAGGATAACATCCCAGTCGTTCGCATCAAGGATGCGATGAAGAGGGACAAGCAGGTGATAGTCATATTCGACATGGACCAATTCCAGACTGGCTCTAACACCCGTCTCTTGACAGATGCTGAGATGAGTGCACCACCTTTGCCTACTGAGAGCGCTACTACGAATACGATGGGGCTCGCGGAACTGTTAAGCCAGACCGCTCCTCCCCCTGTGTCAGAGGAGTCTGTAGACGAGGTGGTAGAATGAGCGGTTTATTCGGTTCATCTAATGACATGCCCAACACCCTCTCTCTGGGTCTACCCAACAATCAGCAGTCCCTACCCATGCAGAATTACGGGCAGCAGAACATGATGGGTTACCCTCAGCAGCAATATGACAACACTGGCGCTGCGATGGGTGCCGGTTTCATGGGTGCTATGGGTATGAACCCAGCAGCACCAATGGCTCCACCCTCTGACCTAGAGGTAATGGCTGCTTTGATACAAACGAGTGCTCCAGTAGATAGATGGTTCTCCGGTCCTAACATGCAGACGCTAGTCTCTCTCATGTACAAGGTCAGCAGTCTTGCGACCATTGACGTTCTCAAGAACGCCAAGATAGTGGAGGATTCCGATGGGAACATGGGTTTCGACTTCTCAGGTTTCTCTGGAGCGCCCACTGTGGATAGCGTGACCATGGAATCCAACACCTTGCAGACTGCAGCGCAGGCTCAAGTGAATGCAGCGCATCAGCAGCAGCAGGCCATCCTCAATATGGTGCAGCAGAATATGATGAGCGGTGCCTTGAGTGCAGCCATGGCTAACCCCGGCATGATGGAGAGCGTTGGGAGTGGAGTCGGAAGCGTCTTCAGAAGCATGATGGGGGTGAGATGATGCCTATGGATACTTTGAACGATATGATGTACGGCATGTACGACATGACTCAGATAAAGAAGTCATCTCTCATAGACATGATAATGGTGCAAGTCCTCAGCCTCACACTAGGGGCGTTCCTGCTAATCGCCTACTCCGCTTATGACATGAATCAGACTGAGTTGATGTACTCAATGGGAATCCTCTTCAGCAGCATGCTCCTCACCGGGACTGTCTACAAGCGTCTCGGGGACAAAGCCTGACCAGCGTCCTATGGGGCATTCGCTACTCTTCAGTTTAGCCTTGTATCGAATGTAACAGCCGCATAGGTCACAGCGAGTGCCATGCCTGTACTCGCAAGTCTCGCACTGGCTCATGCGGAAACTCCTCTCCTCGTCCTCGCAGTGGTTCATTCTGACGATGTCCTTCGCTGCTTTCGCTAGGTCCTCTAATGTCTGCTTCGTCAAAGGCACTCCACCTACTTTTTTCGCACGCCCCAAACGAAAGGGCTTAGAGCGCGGACCCCGTCTCACGCCTTGTGAGTGGACGCGTTACACGTCAATCTTGCGCTTTCTGTCAACACGGAGAGCGCGATGAACTGGAGGAGGGCTTACTCCAAGGTTCCATCATCCCGAAGATGCTCGATAAGGACATGGGATGGCGAGAAGGCACCGCGGACCGCCATTTCAGAAATCACATGGGGGAGTTCCATATGGGTTCCAATAGCGATTGCGTCCTCTGCACTCACCCAGAGAGGGCTGAAGTGGAGCAGGCTTACTTCACAGGTGGTATGAACAGCGAGGCCATTGCGGAGATAATCGGATGTAGCGAGTCGACCGTGTACCATCATCTCAAACACCATCTCAAACCCCTAGTCCAGAAGAGCGCGGCTGACATAGTCTCGATTGCAACAGGGAAGGAGATGGATATGATGCGGAGCAATCTGGAGAGGGTCAATGGTGAACTCGACCTGTTCCTAGATGATGCTGATAGGAACGACCCTGCATACATCAAGAATCTAGTGAGCCTGCATAAGGAGGTCCGTGATACCCTCACCACCATGGTGAGATTCCAAGAGAAGGCCATGGGTGATAACAACCAGATGATACAGGCGGACACCGTCAACATATTGAAGGTGGAACTAGCCAAGGAATCACCAGATGTGTGGAAGAGGGTCCGTGCTAAGTTACTCGAGGAGGATGAGCCCATTGAATCATGATAAACTGAGCACTGTGGAGACTCCAGTGAGCGAATTGCTCTGTGCTGATTTGAAGATGTCCAGCATACTGAGAGACTCAGGCCCTCTTCACGCCAAGGAGATGCCCTTCTTCATGTCCCTTCTCGATGATGTCATCAATAGGTGGTACTCAGCAATCGGGCAGATGAACAAGGGGATATACTCCTCATATCATGAAGACATCGGATTGGTCTCCACTCTGAGGTTCACCTTCGACAAGTTCTTGAGATGTGATGACGAGGGGACCTTCCCCATACGCAAGGAGTTGTACGACGTCTGCCATCTGGTCATCAAGGTCATAGACAAGATGGCTAATGTCTTCTCAGGTCCTGACGAACTGAGGGATTTCTATCATAATATAAGCAGTCGTCTCCTTGGTACCTTGGAGAGCATACCGGAGGGTGAGAATGGCTGGTAAGATTCTCGTCAAGAACGCAGGGGGTGGTCTTCGAGGCTCTACCTCAGGTCTCCGTTTCAATCCAAGGGAGGCTCCTGAGTTCGTGGAGGAAGACCGTACTTATGCTCGTGGGGATGAGCCTGAGAAGAAGGTACTGGAGGAGGAGAAGAAGCAGAGGGAGAGAAAGCATCGCCATGCACAGATTGCTGGTTTGCAGCATCTCTCCCTGACGTCGAAGAAGAGAAGCAAGGCTCGGAGCGATGATGCTCGCAATGACGAGGAACTGTCTGAGTTGACAGGTCCTGCTAGTAGCACTGGTTACCCGTTGGACGTGGCGACAGGCGCTAAGACGGGGGGCGGGTCAGCCATGGGTGGCAACCCAGTCAATATCATGACTAGCAATGAGAGGATATCCCCCTTCGATGTACTCAGGAAGAACGTGTTCGAGCGGAAGAAGGACTCCTTGCCTCTGAGGGTGGACAAGCCCTTCCAGTCTACCATGGGCCGGCCCGGGGTGATGACCGAGCGACCCAAGGATGAGACCACTGAGACTTCCAAGTTCAGGGCAGACCCTAGTAAGAGGCGTGGGAAACTCAGAGTCTTCGGTCGCTATCCCGGTAAGCATAGTATGATTTCAGCCCTTGCTAAGAGAACAGTCGCTGCGCTCAAGCACAGTATCGGTAACAGGATGACCCAACTCAGAATGAGGGGTACTGGGAAACCGAAGATAAGTCATGACCCCAGACAAGTCAACTCCTCCATACTCTACCAAGACAGTCAGAGAAGGCTGCCAGTTGCAGACGTGAGCCCCAATATCCCCTTCCAGACGGGCAAGAGGGAGAAAAATCTGAATCACAGTGGCAGGGGAAGGAGTTTCTATCGTAAGGTAGGGAATCTGATACCTAGGAAGCCACCTGTGCCTATGGGTATAGGTCACTCGAAGGGGATATCATCCCCCATAGCACCTCAAAAGGGTCCTAAACTGGGAGCGCATATGAATTTCGGCAGCCTCTTCGGAAGTAGCCCGAAACCGATGTTCAAGTCCTTCGATTTGATAAACAAAGCGCAACTATCACAGTCAGACATATCAGAGTTCAAATGGCTGATAAGGGAACTTCGCAGGGTACTGCGCGGAGGTTTGTTCTCGAAGGGTACAGAGGATGCAGAGCATGATGAAGAGCGACCCACTCCCAATGCACATCGCCTCACTACGTCCAACCCAACCGGAGCCACAGAGACAGACCCAGATGACGACCCCCGTTACTGGGGCGCTCATCCCATAGGCCTGCTAGTCGCTAGAAGGGGGCATATGTGATGGAACAAGTAATACTGAAAGGGCAAGGAGTGACCTACGATGACCCTGAGTCTGGGGAGCGTATGTTAATGTCATTCCCTGACCCTGAGGGGATGACTCCTGATGGGCTGAGCCATGCTGAAATCAACCCCTTCTTCATTCACCCCAAGACAGGTCAATTGCTCGACCAGAGCAAGTTCCCGCATCGTTGGCCGATAGAGGGGTTGGCTCATAGTGCGGCTCTCGACATAATGAAGAATGCCAAATTCGCCGGTCTCACTCCAGAAAGCGCCTTGAGAATCGCTAAAATCTGGCTCAACAAATCAGTGGATATGTTCAATAAGGAAATGAGGGAGAACGGCGATGCTGCTCACGCCCTACCTCACTACTTCGATGAGAATGGGAACATAAACCCAGATTGGGCCAGAGTGAACTACGGTAGTTACCAACCGAAGGCCACCCCTACTCATCAGAGACAGACCAAGAATGCCGATGGTGTCGTCACTTTTCACACCAACAGTCACTCAGTTAAGGTGAATGGTCAGGACTTGGGCTTCTTCCCAGAGAGTGGAGCCTTCCCCACTTGGGCTTTCTTCAAGCAGTTGATGGACACCTACAGGGTAGGTAGTAGCACCGTTCTGAAACCCCATGTCGACCCACAGGAGATGGTCATTGGCAATAATGGCGAAAAGGGACCTGTGACGAGGCATCTCAAGACTTGGGCTGCCCCTATGGGAGAGTACGGTATGACTGAAGGTGAAAGAGGGCAGCGTGAGATGCTCCATGTCGACCAAATCATCGCTGGCCTAGACCCTCTCTTCTTCTATGGTAAGAAGGAGGGTGAGTACTCACCGGACGCTGCTAGCAATCTGCAATCCCTAGGACTGACACCTGAACTCTCCTCTGCTGTAGCCCAGTCTGCAGTAGGCTCCTTCTTCAATCGTGACGCTCCCAAAGGAGGCACTGATGCTATCTCGACAGTAATGAGGCATCTGACAGAGAGGATAATGCAGCAGACTGGCATGTCCGCAGAGCAAATTCAATCATGGTCGCAGAAGTACGTGCGAGCCTATCAAGCGACAGGTATCGAGGAGCGTAACATACATCATGACAGTTCCACTGCACTCATGCAGGCACTGGCCATGTCAGAGGTGGCCCGGCAGGCCAATGCACATACTCCTGATGGTCCATCACCTGCTAGGATGGCATTACGTGGGTTGAGTGGTGGAGTCGAAGCACCTCGGCTGATGCCGAAGGAGGCCCCTGTGCGTTCCACTGACCTGAGCCATATCCGCGGTGAGATGGAAGTACCTGCCTATCTACCACTCCAGCCTTCGTTGGTCGAGCAACCTAGCATAGGTCCGGGGAGGTCTGACGGGGAAGCATACGGGTCTGATGTCAGAACCTCCCAAGACAACATCTCGCAACTCATGGAGCATCTGCAGATAGCCGATGCTCGTTTGGATGATAGCATAATGAAGGAAGTCTCCGAGGTGCATGGGGAGGCCATCCTCCAGAGCAAGTTCGGCCTGTCCTCTCGTGACATCACCCTCATTAAATCCGCCCGGGGCGATTGGGACCGCCTCGCGAAAACTCTAATGGTGACACCCCGTGTCGTCAAGGTAGTGAAACTCTCGTTGAGGTGATTTGGGTGGCAGGGGATTTTGGTTTTGAGGTCTCTCGCATTGCCTATGGCGACCAGTTTGCAGTCCTCAAGGAAATGGCTCTCACTGGCGCAACGTCGCAGGACTACGCTCACGTCTTCTTTGACGTGGGCCATAGCATCCTGAAAGAGAGGGAGGGTGACAGGACTGTCGTCAATACCGATTTGGAGGGTGCATTGAACTTCCCGGGAGCACATGGCTCCAAGGAGAATATACAGGCTAGGAAGAGATGGTTGCGGAGCCAACCGCATTTGTACGACCGTGAGACAGATACGTACAAGCACCCTCAGATGTCAGAGGTAGCAAAACCCGGCCTGATGGACCGATTCTCTAGGTATCTGGCAGACAGGAAAGGCAAGAAGGCAGCCAAGAAGGAGACTGAGCGACAAGCGAAGTTGAAGCAAGAGATGTATGGGCAGGCAATAGAGGCCTTGCAGCACTTGGGCAGTAACAAGGATATCTCGCACAACCATCTACAGGAAGTCATTAACATGATGCAGTGGATGCATCTCGGTGAGGGAGGTGGGCTTGACCAAGAGCAGTCAGAAAGCGGGCAGCAAACCCTCGAGCAAGCGCCACCCCCTGTGGAGGAACAAGTTGGGGACGGTGATTACGACGGTCTGAATAGTCGTGAGAGAAGAGAGATGCACCAGTCTGCAGCGGACCTGCACATGGCTACGAATCCTCCGAAAGCATCATCGGAGATTAGCGATTCTGATGAAGAAGGTCTTGAGGCCGCTGCTGAGGAAATACAGCAGGCCGCTGCAGAAGGAGGGGAGGACATCACTGAAGAGGAGGCCCTTGAGATAGCATGGCACGCCCTCCATGAGACGAAGTACAGCACAGGTGGTGAGTTGGACTTCCTCCATCACCACTGGCCCTATTCCACGGCGGGAATGCCAGAGGGCGTAGAGGGTTTCCCGACACAAGGAGAGGGGTCCCAGAGGACCAATTTCTGGTCTAAGAACAACTTCCCCTTACTAGGGCTGAACCCTGAAGGGAAGAGAGTGATTTACAACCCAGTCGCAGAGATGTTCCGCGGGGATGAGGATGCCAGCCACCATTGGATGGACGCCCTCCGTGCGGCGGGGGTGTCGGCTACTGGACACGGTCAGAAGGGCAAGGGGGCAGCGAGAGCACCTCATGGAGCGAGGTTACTAATGACTAGAATGCTCGAGAATCAGGCTAATACCGGAAAAGACCTTCTCGCATCCGGTGAGAACGGCGAGGTCGATTGGGACCACTTCGCTAGCGAGTTGGAAGCAGCCAAGCAATTCTGGGCGTCCGACCCCTATGGCATCGGAGAGAGATTCTCCCTCGACACTCTCACTGGGTCAAGGGGGCCGGACAAGACAGACAGACAGACTCCGCAGTTGGGTCACTTCTCAAGAGGACAGGGTGGTGAGTTGAGAGATTGGGTCGGTAAGATACTCCCCCACTGGATGGGACAGCAATGGATGACTGGAGAGGGTGGCCCATTGGAGATGGCTGGCCTCACCCCGGAAAACCATGGTCAATTCACGGAGAGCATGGGCAAGCGTCACGTTCTAGAGGAGGATAAGAGGAAAGCGAGCCGGACTCCTACGGGAACGGGTAATTATGCTACTGCTGGAACTGAGGGTGGAAATGTGGTTATCGACCAAAACAAGGTTAACGAAGCGGCGGGAGGGCCGGATACAGGGACGATGACCGAGGGTCCTAGCCCGTGTGAGATACAAATGCCGGGGTGTCAGGGTAACGCTACTGGTCTAGATGCATCAGGAGTGTTACACACATGTGAGTCATGCAAAAACGCCTTGGGAGGAGATAGTACCATAGCGGCCGGAGAACCACACCTCGAACTGGACCCGTTCAACTTAGCATGGGGGCGTCTACTCAAAGGGCGTGATTGAGTGTGTCGAAGAACGTCCCTCAAGTGATTGAAGACATCGATTGGGAGATGTCAAAGAAGGACTTCAAGTTCTTCTTCGAGGAGATACTCGGTTGGCAGTTGGCTGACCATCACGCCAAGTGGTTCCATAACCTCAACACCCACAACCGATACTGCGTGAAAGCATCTCGAGACCACGGCAAATCTACTTTGTTCCTTGGCTATTTGCTATGGAAGGTCATATTCACCCCTCGGCTGGATACCATGATTTTCAGTCACAGCCTAGACCAATCCATCAGGCATATGAGAGGCCTCAATGACCTCATTGACTCCAGCCCCATGCTGGCGAAGATGAAGGACAAGGACGCTTGGTCCAAGACCTTCTTCGGTTTCACCAATGGTTCTCGCATCAATGCCAAGTCGGTGGGTGGTGGTGTCAGAGGTGCTCACCCGGACCTCGTACTCTTGGATGACATACTCTGGGGGACCACTGATACCGAACTGCAACGTGTAGCATCTTGGTTCTACGAGGTTCTAGTCCCCACAGTGCACCATACCTCCCAATTGTGCATCGTCGGCACCCCATTCACCCCCACTGACTTGTACACTGAATTGGAGAGGAGAGATGGTTATCTGGTGGAGACCTATCCTGCAATCAATGAGAAGGGAGAGCCCCTCTGGCCATGGCGTTGGTCCTTGGAGGCATTGGATATCCGGCGGATGGACATGCCTGCAATCGCCTTCACTCGTGAGTACCTCTGTGAGCCCATGGACGACATGTCCAGCCTTTTCCCATCCACTGTGGTCAATGCATGCAAGGAGCCGAATCTCACGTTGATGGACAGACGCCCGAAGGATGACGACAGTCAGTACTTCATCGGCTGGGACCCTGCGATATCCTCAGACAGGCAGGCAGACTTTACCGTCATGCTAGTACTACGTAGACCGTCTGATGCCCCTGAGACTCTGGAACTCGTCCATGTCGTGCGTCGGAAGGCCATGGACTTCAGGACTCAGATAATGGAGATACAGAGATTGAACAGCAAGTTCCGTCCTGATGTCATCGAGTTGGAGGCAAATCACTTCCAACGTGTATTCGCCACTGAACTACGTGCCGATACTGACCTCCCCATCAAGACTTTCATCAGTACCAAACAGAGGAGGGAGAGCCTTCTTATGGGTCTGGTCCTTCGCTTCGAGCGAGAGCAGATTCGCTTACCGTATGGGGACGAGAGGTCCCGCGAACTCATCTCCAAACTGGAGCACGAACTAATCATGTTTGGTATGAGCAAGGAGGGTAAGTTGGACAGCATCGCTCGGCACGACGACTTCGCCATAGCCCTCGCTCTGGGTAACTGGGCTACCACTGAGTTCCGTGAGCGCATCATCGATTTGGACTCCTTGATGTCGGGGTTGATAGAATGACTTGGGGCACTCTGATAATAGGGGATGATTATGACTCCTTGGTCAAGGAGGCAGACTCTGGGCGTTATTGGGTCACACAGCAGTTGTTGCAGCACCCTCTGCTCAAGTCCGGCCTGATACTAGACGAGGAGTTAGATGTGACTCCTCAGTATTCCCCGGTCTTGGAAAAGAGTGACACCAGCACCCTTTCGCCAACTGGTTGGTTCGATGGGACTTTCGGTGTTGACGCTAATCAGTTGGTCAAGGATTTACGTCGAAGACGCAGAGTGCACAAGGGGTATCGGGAGGAGATAGATGACACTATTTCCCTCATTCGTACCCTGAAGAGCATGGAAGTCGATTCCCTTCTGAGTTCAATACCATGGATTGATGGCTATGAGCAGACTGTCAAGAACCTAGGATTGTCTGACCGTGATTTGAAGTCACTGCGTAAGTTCGCGGAGAGACGAGAGGTGTCCCTCAAGCAAGCATGTATCCAGTGGGATAATGCCAATGGGGTGCTTACCAAATTGTCTCAATTGAATGACTTGGACTCTGACCAACAGACTCTCTGGTCTGAAGCAGTCGAGAAGCGGAATGAAGCCAAGAAGATGTGGAGGCATACATTGCATCAGACAGATACCTTGAGCAAGGATGAGGGGGTTTGGCTATCCTCTGCTGCTGAATTACTGCTAGAGAAGGGCCCTATGGGCTCCCGCCAGATTGTAGAGAGGATTATCAAGTACGACGCCCGGAACAAGGGCCTCACCCCTCAGAAGATGGGTGCTCTCCTGAAGATGTACGGTAGCGAGCATGACATCGTCAAGAACGGGTCTCGTTGGGAGTCCGAAGGCATGAATCACGATTTGCTTCTCAAGGACCCATGGGCTTATGCGGCAGGCTTCCTAGACGCTGATGGTTACATCACCATTACCAAGAGAGGAGAGCCTAGGGCTGGAATGATAGCCACAGGGACTCGAGGGAGGCTGCATTGTGAGCAGATGTACAAGACTCTTGGTTGTGGTGTGTTGCAATTGGATTTGAAGATTCATAAGAACAGTCGCCGTAGTCAACACAGACTGCAGTTCTATGGCGCTGATGACTTGCGTAAGTTACTGAAAGGGGTCCTCCCACATCTCCAATTGAAGACCACACAAGCGAATGCCGTGCTAGAACTCTTGGATTTGAGGGGGCGAAGTAGTGATATCGCTAAGAATCGCCGTGTTGATTTGTACCGTGTAGTGAAATACGCCAATTGGCAGGATGTTAATGGTAAGGAACTTCTTGAAGAGTGGAAGGTTGATGAACAAGACCTCGCCTCAATGGAGGCAGTGGACCCTGAGGTTATCCGCCTCGTGGATGATGCTGGTGGCATATTAGGTGATATTTGATGGCAGATGAAGGTCGTATTGGGCGTTTCCTCGATAGGATGACAAAACCGTTCCGTCGTAAGACTACCCCTGAGCCGATAATGCCCCTTTGGAAGGCTGGCATACAGGAACCTGTCCTTGTCCAAGGTGTCAGCATTCCAGCACTCTACGCCACTGTGCAGGAGAGCATCATACTACGTACTACAATGAACACCCTCTGTCAGGAGATATTCAGGCGGGGCTTCTACTGGAAGAGGAAGTTCCACAAGCAATGCATGGATTGCGATGAGGAGTTCCAGCATGACGTCGATGAGTGCAAACTCTGTGGTAGTAGTGAGTTGAAGTCTGCTGACGCTGACCAGATTATCTACCCTAGGTGGTTCATCAAGCAGCGCAATAGCATGGACCAGTCATTCATGGATGTCCTCCGTGAAGTCGAATGGGACTTGAACATAGTCGATGATGGGTTCTATATCCTCGTCAAGGAGTATTACTTGGACCCCAAGGACGGACAGATACAGTTCTACAGGGTGAGGGATATAGTACGTGGCGACCCCACCTTCATGCGTATAGTGGCGGACAAGAAGGGGACTCGAGGTGGTCGTTATCTCATATGCCCCGTTCACAGGGACAAGACGTACCCACATAGCAAGGAGAGTCAGAAATGCGAGACCTGCAACCTCGATTTGCAGGACGTCCACTTCATCAATACTGCAGGTTCGGGCAAGACCCAGTACTACATCGAAGGCGAGGTAGTCCACGTCTCCAAGTTCAATCCATCCAAACTCTATGGGCGTAGCCCAGTCGCTACACTGTGGCGTCAGGCGATGACCCTCACAGCAATGGACAATTACATGTACCTCGCTTATCAGAAGAGGAGGATACCCAGAGGGGTACTCGCTATAACCACTGATAACATCCAATCCACAGCCTCCTTCTGGAAGGGTGCAGAGGAGAAGATGGAGCGTGACCCGAATTACATCCCCAAGGTGGGCATAGAATCAGCCACTGGGAGAGGTCGTGTGGAGTTCGTCCGCTTCATGGACTCATTGGACGAGATGCAGTATGGTGCAGTCCGTGATGAGTTGAGAATGCGAATAGCAGCCTTCTATGGAGTCTCCAACATCTTCATGATGGATAGTGGCAAGGGTGGTGGACTCAACAACGAGGGCCTGCAGATTCTGGTCACCAACCGAGCAGTGGAGTTCGGTCAGAAACTGTACAAGAGGGACATCTTCCCTCGAATCTTCGAGGAGATGGGCATGACTGACTGGGAATTGACGCTGTACCCGAACGAGGAGGAGGATGACGTCACCCGTCTCCGTAGGGATGAGATGGAGGTCAATATCGCGCAGAGGATGCAGCAACTCGGCTTCCAACCCGAACTGACTGAGGATGCAGGTAGGGACATACGGTTCGTCTACAAGAAGCCCTCTCCTGAGGAGATGGAGCAGCAAGAGCAGTTGCAGAACGTGCAACAGCCCGGAGGAGGCGGGTCACCGCCACCAGCAGCACCGCCGCCACCAATGGCTCGCCCACCTATGCCAATGGCAGGTGCTGGGATGGGGATGGCGCCCGGCATGCCGATGGGGAGACCTCCTATGAGAGGTCCCATGCCTGCAATGGGAGGTGCTGGAATGCCGATGGGAGGGGCAATGCCGCCCGGTGGCGCTCCAATCATGATGATGGAGAAAGGGGTGACTGGAGTACAATCCCCCAACTCCTCAGGTAGGGATTCCCAGTTATCAGGCGGGCGTAGGAAGACCAAGCAGCGAGGGGAGGAGGACTCACCTGAAGTGAAGGCTCAGAAGCAGATAGAGCAAGCCATGCGACAGGCTGAAGACCCCATGGGTAACCAACCCAAGTCCAATCTCTCCTAAGCAATAGATTAATGAGCAAGTCGTTCCTCGAAGGGACGATGTCGGACACGATTGTCAAACTCGACCCAATGGTTAGGAAACTCGAAACTAGTATTAGCGAGTTCAAGAACGCCCTGCAAAACAACGACTTGGTTGCTGCTCAGCAGTTCCTGAGGTCCATCAACCAGACCAGTGACTACCTCTCGGAGGATGTCACTTCAATCTACAAGTCAGAGACAGAGGCTAACAAGGCTGTCGGGGTGAATGACATCTACGCTGGTGGTGCACCAGTCTTGGAATTCAAGGACCAAGGTGCCATCATCAAGGGTGACAGGCCTCTGGGATACATAGGCCCTGATGGAATCCAATCTAATTGGAAACCACAACACGGTTTCGGACAGAGGGTTGACTGATGTCAGATGACGTCAGTACTCTCGTAGGTGCTCTCATCACCAAGATGGAGCGCATGGATGGCGATATCAATACCCTCCAAGCGCAGAACGTCGAACTGAAGAAGATGGTCTCCAATCCAGATTTGCTATTGAAGCAGGCTGGTTTCGTCAGGGCTGTGACCCCAGCCACTGAGGATGTATGGGGTGACCCTCTCAGAGGTGAGAGGAATGAGGTCATCGAGAAGGCTGCAATCGCCATCGATGGTGTCATGGTCATGCCGGAGTCCAATGCTGATTGGCACGAGATGGGTTGGGATGACATTCATGCAATGGCCAATGAGGCCGCAGTAGTAGAAGGAAGGCCGGTGGACCAATGAAACCAATGAAAGTGATAGCAGGGGAGCACGCTCCTGATGTGGATGACCTACTAGAGAAAGCCAAGGACATGGATGACATGCTCACCAAGGTGGCTGAACTCAGAGACGACTCACAGATGAGGAACATCACTGGTGTGGAGGAGGCTCCAATGTCTCACTACTGGACCAACCAGCAGCAACCGGAGGAGGGAATCGAGAGCGTTACGAACAGGGGTGCACTCAGTGAGACCATCTCCTTCGACACCAATGCCAACCCACACCAGACGGGCTCTACCCTATCTGCACACGAGAATAGCGGTGGGGAACTGAAGAAGGCAGGTCTCGAAGACCTACTAGCAGGTGCTGGTGGTGGCCCGAAACCACCCGGTGGACCACCCGGCTTACCCGGCATGGGCAAGCCACCCGGTATGGACAAGCCACCTATGGGTGACATGGATGACATGGGTGATGATGACCCTGACGGCCTCGCTGATAGAATCAAGGGTCTAGTCGATAAACTAGCAAGTAAGGCAGGTGGACCAGAGAAGATGCCTATGCCACCCGGTGGACCACCCGGTGGACCACCCGGTGGACCACCCGGTGCAGGCGGACCACCCGGTGGTATGCCAAAGCCACCCGGCGGACCAATGTGAGGTTGAGGTGGTGATTGTGTGTCTAGAGAGGACCCTCACCAGTTCTATCTAAGGGCTCGTGAAGATTTCATAAAGTCTCCCGGTCTCAACGAAGCAGCCAATCTCTACTTCGCTGTTGAGAACCTGCACGCTCACGGTATTCCTTTCCACACTCCCGACTCTGTGAGGAAGGCGTATCTCCTATTGAAGAACGAAGACGTCATTGAGGGGGATGATGACAGTGAGAGTGGCTCTTATGGTGGATTCAAGGGTCAGACCGAGCAGGAAAAAAGAGACTTGAGGCGATTAGCACGAGAGAATGCTGATAGAAGAAAGGGGAAGACAGGGACTAAGTTTCGCAGAATGGACACCCCTAGCAACTACCCAGACCTACCTCCTGCATTCGACCCCTCCACATCAGACCTGCCTTTGAGTGATTTCTTCAGGCACCACAACAAGGACTTGAGGACGTTGTGGGAATTCATGGCAGTGAATGAGAGGGTGGTCCCAGAGCAAATGGTAGATGCGTTCTATTCCTATCGCCCGACTGGTGACCACCCCCTCAGTAGCATATTCGATAGTGGGTTGGATGGCCAGAGCAAATGGCACTCTCTCCTCGATAGGCTCTACACACCCACTAGTTCTGACAATGCAGCGACTCTGGATTCCAAGATGAAGAGGTACGAGGAGAAGTTCGGCTCCGCACTGGATTCCAATGAGATATCCACAGAGCGCTCCCATCAGGAGATGTTCGGCAAGTTCGATGACAATTCAGTAGGTCTCCATGACTTATTCCTCGGTGGCTTGGGTACATGGCAAGCCGGGCATAAGATGAATTACGGGCAGGAGGGCGATACAGAGAGTTATCTAGCACATCTCAAGATGAAGATGGAAGGCGTGCCGCAGTCCATCATCTCCCAGACCCTGTTCAATGAAGATGGCAGCCTCAGGAAAGACCACGCTACCCGTGCCAAGACCGCTATACGAAACTCTGCTGATTCGCAACAGCAGATGGGGCTCCTCCCCCTCCTACTGGGTCTCGAGAATCTAAGTACTGCAGATGGCAAGACTGCCATCAAGTGGTTCATGGATGGCGCGCAAGGCAACATCCAGAATAACCCCACCTCCCGCTCGGAGACGAACTTCCTCAATGGACGGAAAGACCCTGAGTCCCTACTGTCGCGTATCTGGAAGAAGCGGCTGAGCGCCATCTCTGCTGGTCTGACCACACCTCTGATACAGGCAGGGATACAGCAGTCTCCCACTAGAGCGACAGACATGTCCGGTTCATATGGTGGGAAGAACTACAGGGGTTTCAAGAGGGACCCTTCCAGTCGTGAGGCGGACTTGTGGCACAAGGCCCTAGTATGGTGTAGAGCCGACAAGGATGGAGTGCATAAGTTGCACAGGGAAGAGAACCCCCCTGTGTTCCATCAGATGATGAACGAGTTCGGCATCCTACCGAATGGGAAGGGACATTACTCAGGCAGTCATCCTAAGATAAATGAGAAGTTGATTGACGATTGGTTGACGAATGGAGTCAAGGGCATCACTCGGGAGCAAGTAGCCAAATTGAAGGAATGGAAGGAGAAGGTCGAGAAGTACTCGAGTAAGGATTGGACCAAGACAGCATGGGGAGCACCATATCACGCCCCTACTCATCCAGACGGAAAAGACTCCTTCTCCAAGGTGTATCACGACATATTCGCCTCTGGTGAAGGAGGGCACAGCATGAGCCCTGCCGATTTAATGCAAGCGATGCACCAGATGTTCGGTGGCATGTTCACGATGAGGCCTCATTACGAGGCCAGTGATTTGCAAGGGAGCAATAAGAAGACTGTCAGGCAGGTGATATACGATGATGATGGGGTCGACACCCGGCGGGGCGGGGATGCTGACTTCGGTGGCTGGGCTGCAGCCACTGACATGATTGGGGAGAGTGGCATGGTGCCATACGCAGGGCGTGGGGAGTCAAAGGAGGGCGAACCGCTAGGGATGGACTACAACTCTTGGTTAGGGATGCTCCTACCCAAGGACCGTGACATCATCAGCAATCTCGAGGGCTCAGGGAGCCCCTTGTATAGCACTAATAGCATGTATGACTTCGCTGCGTTACCCAAACTCCCATTCTCCCTGAGGGACTATCACAAACAGCGTAGGTCTGCGGACCCACCGCAAAGGTCTGGTGACCGGATAGGGGACGGTCTCCATTTATCTAGCGATGATGCGAGACGACATATGGCTCATCAAACTAGTTACAACCTAGGCTCCACCTATCCCCATGAGGAGGAGCATGACCTAGGGGATGCCGATAGCATGACGCACCTCATCGACCTAGTGATGGGGATATTCCAAAGTCATGGGCAACCCCATTCATTCTTCGATGAGTTCTTAGGTGGTCCTGATTACTTCCTCAGTCAATTGCTAGACCGCCGTCATGACCCAATCACCGAGGACGTCTCCTCCCCCCTTCCAAATCCAGACCTCGCGACTATCGGGAGATTGCTCGAAGGGGCGAATCTGATGCGCTACTTGAAGGAAGGTCGTACTGGCCATGAGAAGATAGCAGACTCGCCGTATGACAATATCGGGGACCGATACGCCCTCTACTACCATGACGAGGATGGGATATACCCCGGTACTGAGGGGGAGAGTGATGGATTGCTGCATGGCTTGGAGCCTGATACCGGGAGGGGTGACTCAGTTCCCCAACGCTTCAATGAGTTCAAAGCCTCTCCTGAGGCCACACCTATCGAGAACCTCCTCATACATCCCCACGAGAGAGTGTCCCATGGTAATAGGGGCATAGGCTCAGTGAAGGAATTGAGAGAACTGTTGGCAGGCCACCCCTCTGCCCCAGAATCCCTCGACTCCGTTTTCCATCAGCAGAGACTCAGTGCGATAATCGCTGACTTGGCTAATAGGAAGGGTTGGGATAAAGAACGCGAGAGAACGGAACTCAGCAGAGCGACAGGGGCGATAGCCCCTGCGGAAACAGATAGAGTCGACGAATGGGGTAAATGGGTCCCACATGGTGGGATGGAGAACTATGATATATACCCCGTATTAGACCCAGATTCCGACAGCACTTGGACTACGGGTCGTTTCGGTAGACCTAGCCATGCAGAGGGCCCCTTGGCACGCCCCAGTCCTCTGTTGGAGGCAGATGACGAGGAGAACTGGGACAGCAATTTCAATGATAACTTCTTCAAGTACCTAATCACATCGAGGGCCTATCGGCTGGGTAGCAAGAGACTCCAACAAGGTCGCTCAAGCGTCGACATGGGTCAGGGCTTGGTCGGTGACATGGGTCTGGGGGGTGGTAGTGAGGCAGAGGAAGATAGTGAGGAAGGTTCTGGGTACCTGCTTGCCCCAGAGCCCTTCTCTCTCATGTCTCGTCATATAGAACGACTACGGGATTTGGCCCTAACCTTCTCAGAGGACAGCATAGCGCGCAAGAGGGTCGAAGAAGCCATACGCAAGCAGCAGGAGATGCAATTCCAAGTGGCGTATTCCAATCAAGGTGCCTTCGATGATTCCGATGCTCAGATTGGTAGGGTGAACTATGCTCATATGTTCCTCAGAATGATGGGGGATACCTTGCATCACACTGGTCTCGTCGCTCAGGCTCTCAAGAAGCACTTCATCTCACAGGACCAGAATAATGCTGGCCTCTTCGGGCCGGACCCTCAGGGATATGCGAATCACATGGAACTCCTCCATTTCGCTAACTCCCTGCTTCACGCCCCTGACCAATCATGGCGGAAGGCCTTGGGTACAGAGATGGCCAAACTAGGTGATGAGCCCCTCTCCAATCAGATATCGGAGCCTCATACGGTATCATCCTACATATCTCCCGTGGTGAGAGAGGGAGTCTACAATCTCGAAGCAGGTCAGTTCGAGTCCGCAGAGGCAGATGGAATCGAGCATGAGCGAATGACTGGGGCCTTCAAAGGCGCTGAGATACCCAAGGGGACAGCCATCGCCCGACATTACATAGAGAACGGGCATGGGATAGGAGGCGCTGATGTGCATGCTCGTGCCCGCCGTGCTTTGGCTATTCTAGATTTGTATAACTCGCCGGAGGACTTCATGGGGGACCTAGACAACATCTACTCTAGAGGCTCTAGAGGAAGGACCGTGACAGGCCCTGAAATCCAGAGGGGTAAGAGTGACTCTGTCGACAGCATTCGTTTCGCAGGGACAACCAATCAAACGCGTGATGATTTCAGCGCCCTCATGTCGGTGCTTGGGAATATGGACACTGACTCCCGGAAGACTACTAGAGCCATTAGCGTACGAGATAATGAGCCCCTTGGTGACTGGGGTGCAGGCTTCAATCAGTCAACTAGTATGGGCAAAGCCGCTCGTGGCAGAAGGATGGCCAATGCCACCCGTAGTATTTCTCGTTTGCTGCACCCGTATAGTTGGGACTATGAGGGTAGCAGTGGTAAATTGTCTCTCAGCGAGACTGATAAGCCTAAGACCGTCCCCTTCGGTGGCAAGGAAGGCCTAGCGCCCTTGTCTCTCTGGTCATCGGGTGCACTCAAGCGGCGAGGAGGGAGTGTTACCCGTGCTAGCATCAATCCCACGTACACTGGCGGCCTCCCCACCATGACTGCCACTCATGGGGTTCCCGGAGAGGACAGAGCGAGAATCCATGTCGCTCCCAATGTCGCTAATCACCTGTTTGGTGAGTCTCTGGGCTATGAGGGTGATGTTCTTCACTCACCAGAGGCGGCGGACTACTACGAGACTGGTAATCAGAGAACAGCCGCTCAAAGGGAGTTGAGTACAGTGCCGCCTAACGAGACCATGGGAGATAGCGGTATCATGGCTCGGGGCTTCGACCTCGAGTTAGACGTACTCACAAACGAGGACCTCATTCACAAGAAGGACGAAGGGGACCCAGTCCCCATCAAACCCATGCACCGCATCTTCGCCCTCGATGACCTCGAGCATCTGAGAGGGTTCTCTGATGACTGGGTAGTCTCCTCTTGGCCTGAGGGGGAGAGGGTCATCGTTCACAAGAAAGGCAAGAAACTAGTCATCACCAACAGTGGTGGTAAGAAGGTCGCTATCCCAAACAAGGTCCGCAAAGACATCAGGAAGGCGTATGATGCTGATTTCATAGTGGATGCGATATGGGACGACGAGTGCCTGCATATCGTTGATGTCATCCAAGTCGCGGATGAGAAGGTATGGGACGACCGAACGAAAGACAGAAATCGTTTGCTGCGTGCGAAATTCGAGGCTACTGATAACGTATCGATACCTGCACCTATCAATACCAAGAGAACCGATAGTGAGGGACTGCAACGTGCATATGATGACCTCATGAAGGAGAAGGGGGTTAAGCAAATCCTCTTGAGGGACGCCGAAGCGACTTACATGAGAGGGGAATCAAGACATCCGAAATGGGTCTTGTGGAGGCCTGACAAGACTATCGATGTCCGAGTGGTGTGCTCTTCTGGCGCACAGCATTGTCTAGGAGTTGGCCCTATTGACGAGGAGATGGCTAGGAGCATTGGCAATCGCAGTCAGGAGTACGAGGGTGAGCATTACATGGATGTCGGTTCCCTGTACAGCACTAAGGTCGAGGAGGGGGATTACATCACAGTGGCTGTCTCTAGCACTTCCGTCACCAGCAGGAAGAAGACTGACATCTACCAAGTCAACGCCCCTCGATACATAGGCCCTTCAGAAAGTCATGCCACTGATAGTATTGACACCCTTCGTATTCTCTCGCCTGCTACAGAGCGTAACATACCACATAAGGTCAGGGTGAAGAAAGGCAATGTGCTCATCTCCTTCCCTCTAGGTGATGTGGTGTACGAGACTGAGTCCATAGGTCATGGTTTCATTATCAAGTCAGTCGATGCCCCTTCAGACTACCTCGGTAGGATAGCGGAGTCACAGAGGGACTACTGGGCTCCCCTCGCTGCCGTCCTTCTCAGGAGTGAGAGCGAGAAGATGAAAGAGAAGGATGAGAAGGAGGCTGTCGTGCCAGAACCCCCAGCCAATCACGACAAGAAGCCGAAGAAGGTACTGAAGCCTTCCGAGAGGCTACTGAAGGACCCCGAACTCGCTAAGTCCATCGTAGTCTCACTGCATAAAGTCGAGGAACTCCTGAAGGAGAAGATTACTTGGACAGGTCCCAAGGGCTTGGGTATCGACCATGGTAGTCCCATAGAGAGCCCATCCGGCCCTACTGAGAATACCGAGGGTTACAATCTGCCAGACCACGACCCCGGTCACAGGCAGGAGAAGTACGGTGCGTGTTGGTGTGGCGCTGAGAAGGGCCAGACCTGTGAGCAGGGTAGGGCTCACAAAATGGAGGACTGTCCTATATCACACCCTCCTAGGGATGAGAGCAAGGACCCGAAACACATACGTTTTTCTCATTCTTCTCGTGAAGATTCTTCCGTGTGATTCATATACCATGAGAATAGATAGCGGCGTTTGTGCTCATGCTGGACCAGCGGGTTATCGACCCTGTCTTACTGAAAGGCAGGTCCAGTGACTTAGTCGTTGCAGGCTACGCATCAGTCGAGATGGTGGATAAGCAGGGCGACCTCATCACACGCGGTGCACTCAGGGACGCTTTCGGCAAATTCATGAAATCACCCGGTTTCAGAAACGTCCAACTAGCCCACTCCAATATACAAGTAGGTGAGGTGATACCCACTTACGAGGACACATCTGGCAGGATGTGGAAGTCAGAGGTTGATGACACCGGCATGTTCGTCGTCATCAAACTACGCAGTGACATAGAGAAGGCCCGTGAGGTCGCAGCAGAAATTCGCAAGGGGAACCTGAAGTCGTTCTCCATCGGTGGACAGGCTTTCGAGCGTGTCAATAAGCATGATGGCACCAGAGGTGACTATCGTGAGATAAGCCGCATGGAGTTGCACGAAGTGACCATTTGCGAGAAGGGCATCAATCCTGAGGCCCAATTTAGAATCCTAAAGGAGGATAAAACAAACGGTGATAATATGACAGACCCAATGAATGAATTGCAGAATGTGCTGGAGCGCTTATCCAAGCGTCTCGACGATGCTGAAGCCAGTGAGGCTGATGCTACTCTGAAAGCGAAGGAAGATGCTGATAAGTCGAAAGACGATGCAGACAAATCCAAAGATGAAGAGAAGATGGACGAGAACAAAGAGAAGAGCGACGACGGCAAAGAAGAAAAAATGAAGAAAGGCGACTTAGATGACGTGATTACCACGGACTATCTGAACTGGCTCGAGACGACTGTGAAGTCCGCTGGGTTTGACCCAATGGCAGCACGCGGTCACTTCGAGGACCCCGAAGACGTGGGCAAGGCTTACCTCCAAGAGGGGAAGCATGGCTACGACCACAGGGGACAGGGCAGCATCGAAGGCGCTGGCGAGGATGACTCAAGCAAGAGGCCAAAGATGAACTTCGGGTCCGCACCTAGCGGGAACAAGAACGTCATAAAGGGCGACTACCTTGACGAGTCCAGTGTCGAACCCTCACAGATAGAGGAGGCTTATCAGGTCTACAAGGCCGCTGCAAAAGAGCAGCAGTTCAAGACTGACCTCGGTAACCAGTTCTCCATGAGGTTCCAGAAGGAGATGCAGGTAGAAGCAGACGTTGCTGCCAAGGCATCTTACGATGCTAGGGACCCTATCACAGACCTTCAGAAGGCTGTTCTAGCCATGTCTGACAGGATTGATAACATGGGTACTACAGGTGTTGACATCCAGAAGTCCGCAGCACCTGCGCTGAACGTCCACATTCCTGAGACCACCGAACTGGCACAGATGTCGTGGGACGATGTCCACCGACTAGCCGGAAAGGCTCTACAGGGAGGTGACAACTGATGGCACGTAATTATGTACGAACAATACAAGATATGGAAAGATACTACTACGGTGGTACAGCAACGACCGGGTACACCTACAGCAGTGGGGACATACTAAAGGCAGACGCGCCTCTTATGTCCACAACGGCTGGTACCTACCAAGCAATCTACGGAAGGAAAGTTTGGTCGCAACTGAACCAAGAGTTCAACGCGTTTAGCATACTTCCAAAGAAGCCTTGGGAGCGAAGTGGGTGGAGAATCATCACCGCCAAGCCTTCGTTCAACGTAGGCGGCGGACTGGCTGAGAACGCTACTCTGCCAGACACCACCAAGCCTGACTTCCTACACG